CTATAAACACAATGAAAATACCTAAACTTTTTGCAGAGGGTGGATTTGTTGCACCCGTTGCGAGTGGTTCAATGTCTTCACAAGATAGACAAGGAGTAGGGGCTTTGGCTGAATCAATTACAAGTCAAGAAAATAGAGTTATTTTAGTTGAAACCGATTTAAGAAAAACCCAAAACAAAGTAAACAATGTTGAAGCAGCAAGAACTTATTGATAAATGCTTAGAAATAGCTAATCAAGGTGGATTGACTAAGGAAGCAATAAAAAATGTTATAAAGCAAGATTTTAGAAACCAATTATCTAGCGGTTTACCATTAATGAAGATATACGATAAACTTGCAAAGAAGTATGGCAAAAGTACAAGCCATATAATGAAGCTATGCAATTAATTTATTATTTTTATAAATAGTGCTATTTACTTTTGTGCTATATGGCACAAGTATTTAACGTTATAAACAAAGGCAAAGAAGCTGATATAGAAATTGTTGGCGATATTGGGTATAATTGGTGGGCGGATACTTACGAAGATTATAAAAAGAATACTTCGGAGGGGATGGCTAAACAATTAAATGAAATTGCAGCCTTAAAAGTAGATGTTATAAATGTAACATTAGAGAGTTTGGGTGGCGATGTTGCTCACGCTTTAGCTATTTACAATCAATTAAGACAAACGGGAGCAAAGCTAATAATGAAGCTAAGGGGCGCGAATGCAAGTAGTTCAACTATTATTTCAAGTGCTGCAAATTTAGAAGATATCTACATGGATAATACAGGGTTGTATCTTATCCATAAGCCTATGAGTGGAAGTTGGGGTAATTCAAACGATTTAGAAGAAACCATAAACGGATTAGCTAAATGGCAAAAGTCAATCGAACAAACATATTTAAACTTAGGTGTAAAACAAGAAGTTATTACCGATTTAATGGAAAGAAACGGAGGTAATGGCGAATGGTTAACGTTTAACGAAGCTAAAGAATACGGCTTTGTAGGCAACGAATGGACACCTAAAAAAGTAGGGAACTACAAACCCGAAGATTTCACAAATAAAGGCTTATTAGAACCTAAAAATATTATTAATCAAAATTCAAAAATTATGCAAGAACAAGACAAAAAAGGTTTGTTTTCTGAATTTAAGAATTGGCTAAAGGGAGAGCAAGAACAAGAAGATGCTCAAACAACTATCCAAAATTTAAAAACTGAAAATGAGCAATTAAAAAATGACTTAGCAACTTTCAAAAATAAAGTTGATGAGTTGGAAGCAGCGAAAGTTGTTGAAGAAGTAGAAGAAGTAACGGAAACTACGGAAGTAGAAGAAGTTGCAGAAACTCAAGAAACAATCATTGCAAATTTGGTAAAAGAAGGCGTTAAAGAAGAAATTAGAAACGCTTTGAATCCAGACAATGTAAAAAAAGAAACTCCAAAGAATGATATTAAAACACCAACTTGGAAAAAACATTTAGATAACACTCAAAAATTAAATAAATAATGGCACAAATTACCGTATCACCAAATACTTATGCGGGTGAAGCATTACAAGAAGTAATTGCTCAAACCGTTTTAGCGGGAGAAACAATTGATAACAATTTAATCACCGTACACACAAATATTGACAAAAGAATGGTAGTTCCTACTTTGTCAAAATCTTTAATTGTAAAAGATAGCGTTGCTGCTTTTACCGCTTCTGCACATGGCACATCTATTGGCGAAAAATACTTAGACCCGCAAGCATTTGCTATTATGGAAGAGTATGACTCATCTAATTTAAATGCTACTTGGTTTGCATCGCAACAACCAAGAGGAAGAATGGGGGATTTTGAATTACCTGCAACTATTGAAGAAGCAATCGTACAACAAAATGCATTAAGAAATGGTGCTTTTATCGATGCCTCAATTTGGCATGGTTCGGTTGACGCTGCAACATTATCAGGCGTTACAAACTCTGCATCAACGGCAGTAGTAACAGGTTTATTTGGCAAGGCATTAGCAAGTTCAGCAGTTAATAAATTAGCGCCGCAAGTTGGTGTTGATAAATTGGCTATTAGTGCAATTTCAAAAGCAGCAGACGGAGTATTTACCGTTTCAAGTACTGCAAATTTAAGTGATGGCGACATTATTACAATTGTAGGCGGAGCAGGTGGAGACTTTACTGGAGTAGATGGAGAGTATGCTATTACGATTGCAAGTTCAACTACTTTTACGGTAGGATTAGATACTTCGGGATATAGTGGAACATACACATCTAATAGTGCAGGTGCTTGTTTTGTAAACGCATCAAACGCTATTTCTGTATTAACAAGAGTTTACAGAGGTATCAATAAGATTATGAAAAAAGACCCAACATTTATGTTGTTTGCTGACTCATTGTTTGGTGATGCTTATAGATTTGCTCAAGCAAATGTTGCAACGGGTTCAGGTTCTTACTTTATTGGAGCAAAAGAAATGGACTTTTTAGGTCGTAGATTAGTTGAATTACCTTATATTAAGTCAAATTTCTTAATGGGTGCTAAAACAAGCGATTTACATTTTGGAACTGCTTTAGATGCTGAATGGAATAGAGCTGCTATTTTACCAATGGCAGAGCAAAGTTTAGACTATGTTACTCGTTATAGAGTTGATTATGCGTTTGACGTAAATATCACTAACGATAAAGACATCTTAGTTTACAGACCTGCATAAATTTAATGGGGTGTTAATAGCACCCCTTTTTTAAACACAATAAAAATATAAATAAAATGGCAGCATCATTAGCATTAGCAAAAGGCACGAATTTAAATTGCCCACAAACGGCAGGCGTTAAAGAATTATACACTATCCCAATTGCGGACGTCGATAGTTTAACAGCTTCAAGCTCTGCACACTCACTTACTAACATTGTATTTGCTACGGCAGGCAATGGATTTGGCAAAATTGAGTTCAAACGTGGTGAGTGTGAATTAACGCAAAAAATGGAACAACAAAATGAAGTAGTAGTAAACTTTGCAGTTCCAAATCCAACAGCTGAACAATTATTTCAATTAGAAGCAATCCGCAAATCATGTGAACAATACATGGTAGCACGTACATACGATGATAAATATATCTTTGTAGGTTGGGATGCAATAAGTGGAGATGAAGCTTTTGCACGATTCCAAACGGCAGAAACTACAACAGGTAGAGCAAAAACTGACGCTAATCTTACATCATTCTCAATGATGGCAGAACAAAGCGAACTTTGCAGAATTTTAACAGGTATTTCGGGAGCAACAGCAACAACTCCAGCAGCAATTGCAGCGGAATTAATTGCAGCTACAAGCGTTTAATATGTGGAAGTATAAGGCAGAATATGAAAACCAAATCCTACACATAAAAGGATATGGAGTAATTAACACTAAGAAAATTAGTGCGAACACTATTGCAGCTTTAAGCCTTGCCTTAAACTTGCCTAAAATGATTAAGTTTGTAGAAAAAATTGAAGTTAAAGTAGAGGCGAAAACCGATGCAAAAGAAAAAACAAAATAATAGTGTAGGTAATTTTATTGAGGTTAAAAATGATGTGCTACAATTGCCATCTTTTACCGAAGTAAAACGCACTACAAGTAAAAAAGGGGTTAAGGTTGTTAGTACTACTGCTAACAACCTTTTTCCTCAATTAGTGGCTAAATTAGCCAAAGAAAGTAGCACGTTGAAAAGTGTTATTAATAGTTTTGCAGGATATGTAAGTTATGGAGAAATTGAAACCGAAAACGACGACCTACAAAATAAACTTACTAAGGATTTTAACACTCAATACGATTGGTACGAGTTTGTAAAAAGAGCTTCAAAAGATAGAAAAACATTTGGATATGGCTTTATTCGTGAAATGAAATTCAATGATTTAGTACAATGTTTTCACGTAGACGCATCTCAAGTGCGTTTTGTTGATTATGTAGGCGACAAGCCAAGTGAAGTTGCAATTTGTCAAGATTGGAACGATACAAAAAAAGAAGTTGAAGTAGTTGCTTTATTCCCTCAATACACTAGTGTTAAAGTAATGATAGGAGATAAAGAATTTGAAGCACAACAAAGAATTATTCCCATTATGGAATATGAAAGTGGTTCACAAGATTACCCTTTTCCAATTTGGAGTGGTGCTTTTTACGATGCACAAGTAGAAAGTTTAATAGGTCAATACAATGCTAATCAATTCGAGAATGGCGTTACATTGTCTTCTTTGTTGTTGTTTGATTTTGGAGATGTTTTAGACGAAAAGGACTTAGAAGCTAAAAGATTAAAATTAGAAGCTAAAATAAAAGGCACTTCTAATGGCAGAAGCGCAAAATCAATGATAATTCCTAAAACAGGAGATGTCGCACCACCCGAATACACAATTTATCCAATTGAAAA